AGGAGTAGCTCTCTTTTTATAATCGTCTTCGTTAGCGTTACTAAGCAATTTTACGACCTGGGTATGCGGAATGGCCCCCTTTTGTATAGCCTCCCACTCCCTATCAGTGAATACCACCCGTGTCTTTTTAGCTCCAGTAGCCTCCCTGGCTTTTTCTATTCTTTTAGCAGACCATTTTCTTATTTCTGCTTTAGTAGGCTCATTTCCTTGACGACGGGCGTCATCAATTAGAGTCTGGACCTCACTATTTGCTAGGATCTGGGCCTGTCTTTCACGGGGTGCATTTTTAAGGGCGGTATTTAATTTACCCTGGAGGGACTTAACCTCCTCAGCATATTCCTTAGCCGCCTCTTTATCATATGTCACATTTTTAGTAGCCAGCTTTTCCTTACGGGCTTTATTTCCTAGAGCCTTACATGCATTTGCATAGTCCGCATATACTCTCTCTATTTTCGTATTTGATTTCGAGATAAGATCATATGCATTTTCTGTCTCGGCCATCTGATATGATTTCTCTTGTGCATATCTGACTTCGCCTTCTCGTTTTTTGTAGATCTTTTTCCCAGTCTCGGGATCTACAGAAACATCGTAGACAGGTTTTCCTTTGGCCCGTTTCCATATCTTTTGTCCTGTTTCGGGATCAATTGTATATGGCTGGTTAGTCATCCGCTTATCTACATAAACAGGATTTTTGGCTCTTGAAATTAAAGTCTGAGCACCGCCTTTTCCTGTAATAGGATCTTTGGGCTGGTATTTTGCTTTAAGTTCATCAATCCTATTTTCTTTTTCAGATCGGTGCCAATCCAATTTATGTTTTTCGGCATCGATAATACAGTTAGCGTGTTTTGTTGCACGAGCTAATTCCTCAGGAGTTGCTCCCTGAAGAGTCATATCTGTGACAAGGTTAGAAATCTTACCCATTTCCATTTGTGTCTGAGCATGAGTCATAACCTTCATCCCTTTATATCCGGGATAGCTCTCTTTGGCATCAAAGTTCTTAAGGCCTTCCAAAGGAGGATCGACTTTTATCAAACGCTTCCCATTTGGCTGAGCGTTATTAGGAATTACAAGAACTGTGTCGCCATCGAAATCGGCTCCTGATAATCTTTCTGCTACTTTGGCGTTAATTCCAACAGCATCAATGGCACCAGGAGTGATTATTCTTTTTCCTTCAGCGTTCTTATTATTTACAGTAAGCTGAGGAATCTGATATCTTCCTTCGTGAGGGTATCTTATGCAGACAACTGTTTCGCCATCTTTAAATTGAGGCGCATAAATTTCGTTATCCTTAAGAGTCGTCATGGGAAGAATAACGTTCCACGCCTGTCTAGGCATAGCTGCGGCTTTCAGATGTACTGCTGCAGCGTCACATTCGTCAGCGAACGACTGAAGCATTTTCTGTTTAACAGCCGGATTAGTAAGGGCACAAATATCATCATATTGCTGCTTTCTGAAATCCAGATCTATTCCAAGCTGTCTCTTCGCTAATTCAGGAGACTGCTTAGACAGCATCTGTGAAGCAAGGGTCTTTGACTGCTTTGACCAATCGCCAGACTCTTTTACGATATTTACGAGGCCTTCGTGCTCAGTACCGTCTTCATCTTTCCAGTCGTTCTGACGTTTGATGGTAGCGCCAAATGCATTTACACCAGGAGCATTTTTAAGAGTCTTAAGAACCTGTTTTGCGTCAGGATCATCAGACATGATGGGAGTACCCCTATGCTTGTTGGTGTTAAATCTAACGTCAACCCCGTCAGGGAGGTCATCTGCATAGACGGCCATTCCTTTAAGGTAATGAGTTCCATCAACAGCTATACGAACCTGGGCATAATTATTATCGCCTAAAGATAAGTCTTTAACGCCCCTACGTATTTCTATGGTTCCGTCTTTATCAACGCCGCCATCTTCTGCATAAACAACGGCCAGCCTATCGGATGATAAACTGACCGGATCGTGCATTTTCTTAATTTGTAATTTCTCACCATCGTCGACAACATGTAAATCTTCGATGGTCTTAATTTCGTTAAGGTGATTATAAATATAACCTTTTGGAGTGTCCTTCTTAGACAGAACAAGAAGAGACGTCTCGTAACCGGTTCCGGCCTGATCTACCTTAGGATGACTAAGAACATAGCCTTCATCCTGAAGGTTCTTAACCATCTGTTTAAGCTTGGTGTCGCTTATACCGAGATTCTGTTCTGTACCAGCGCCAACGTCTATATGACTCTTCTCGTCAATTTCTTTTCTGAGAATGTCATAAAGCTGCTGTTCTTTTTCCAGTTTCTTAGCAACCTTATCCTGAAGGAGAGCTCTTGCCTGAGAAGCAGGAATTCCGGTTTTCTCTTCAATAGCTCTAAAGGACATCTGTCGTTCATATCTAAGTCTTTCAACGATGGCCCTGTTATTAGCCTGCTCTTCAGACTTAGCAAAGGACTGTCTTCTTCTGAAATCCGCCTGTTTTATTCCAAAATACTCAGAGATCTCTTTATCTGTCATACCTTGAGCTCTGAGCTTCTTGGTTTCCTCGTAGCTCCATGCTTTATGAGGAACATGCTGATTTGGACTCTCACCAGAACCTAATGGATAACGTCCTGAACCACGGCCAGGAGCGCCATCTTCTTTAGAGCGACCAACATGCTCTAAATAATCATCGTTGGCCACACCAAAATATAATCTATCCATTGTCTTCTTCCTCCCGGATCAATAGAAGTTCGTTAAAGCGTACGATCTGATCTCCGATTTCTTCAATCCGATCTGGATCGGGCTCTGATTCTGTAAAGGCATCAAATTGATAAATTCTCAGTTTATGCTGAATATCATGTGGATCGATGCCGTATTCAAGACAGAACAAAGCGTCGTAAATCATCAGCTGTTCTATTTTCCCGGGAATGATTCCGGTCTTAAGATCGTGTATTCGAAGAATATCATTTGTAAAACTAATAGCATCAGTAGTTCCAAAGAAATACTTCGAATAGAACAACACTGTTTCGGGTTTCATGTTATAGCGAATGGCATCATTCACGTAGAGCCTAAGCGTGGTAACAGGCTTCTTAGGGAGCCCTTCTCCAAGCTCGATACAATCCTGTGCAAATTTGTGCAGTCTTGTGCCTCGCTCTTTTGCCTTCACTAAATCACAATACTCAAATACATGAGCATCGTCATAGTTAAGCCATGATGGCCGTGACGCTGGAAACATAGCGTGTTGGCCTTCATACCTTGAATGCTCGTTCCATTTCATCTAGTACCTCCTCTGCGTTCTCAGGAAATATAATTCTCGCAAAGGACATCTTGTTAAACCGATCAACATAAATATCCTGATTAGGTCTAAGCCTGGCCTTTGCATTTTTCTTTCCTTCGAGCGCTGCCCACTTGTTCTCGTATAAGACCAAGAGGTCGGGAGCACCTTGTAACTCGTTGGGATCCAAATGAAAAACATAAGACCCTGGAAATCGGGCCTTAATAGCTTTAATCAAGTTGGTTTTAAATTTGTTCTCAAGCATACAGTCCTCCAAAAGAAAAAGAGAAGGACTGAAATGTTTGTCTAAACTCGACTTTTACATTCTTATTCCTTCTCCTCCATACTAGGGCCTGTATTTCCTGCACGATTAAATGCGTTTAAAATATTTCTTTTCATTGAATTCTTTTTTCTGAGCCAAAGCTCTATGTATTGCATTGTCTATTCCGGACTTCGAACGGACATGATAGTAATACAAATATGTGGAAGGAGTATTTAATCTGTCGATGCGTCCAGCTGCTTGAACTGTAGATTTGTAAGAGTAATTCTGCGAGTAAAAAATAATTGTGTCTGTCTCTATACAGTTCCACCCGCTATCGCCAGCTGCATACTGAAGAATGTAAACCCATCGTGCTGTAGTAGGAATTGGCTCATGCTTGATTCCATCCCAACGCGCTACTGATACGCCGATTCTCTTGCACAGTCCTATTAACAAATCTGCCTCGTATGTGAAGTTATAAAATATAATTACTTTTTGGTGATCCTTAATGATGTCGCCCACCATTTGAACTCGCCTCTCATCGCTGTTACACAATCGTCTAAGGGCATAGCACAACTCTGCTGCATTTACAAAGGGCTCATTCGTAAACGGGTTCCATCTGGTTTTCATTGTGACCTTGTATAACGCCGAAGGAAAAGGAGCAATGACGTCATAGTGGTGATACTCAACGTCACGATCGTACTCCATTGGCACAAGAATCTTGTCTCGGAAGTAATATAATTTCTTAACGTTCACATATCGATCTATCGCCCTGTATTTGACATACTGTTTGTAGATCACGTGCTGTCTGATAAAGTCGGTACGATTTCTATAAAATCCGTTTGCCAAGAATACAGGACAATAGTCCATAAAATTATCGCCTGGCGTAGCGCTTAGCAATATCCACTGATTCTTGGATGCAATTGACAAGAAAGCTTTAACCCATGGTCCATTACCTGTGGCTCGTTGTTCGTCAAATATAAAGAAAGCGCCAGAGACCTTAGTATACTTACCAATGTTGTTCCAGCTATCTATCTTTACATCGCGTCCTTCTTCAAGCCCAAATATAATGCATTCCATGGGCCATTCCTTCTTGTCTCTCTTGGTTGCTGTAGTAATGATGTATAGGGGCTTCTGAATTTCGCGGGTCATTGTTTCCAGAGAACCCCCACACACCTTGGTAAAAAAATAGGCAAGAGCTGTTACACTCTTGCCAGATCCTACAGAACCATTGAGAATACATCCATTGCGCATTCGCTTAAGCGCTTTAACCTGATGATCTCTTAATTCAAAGCTCATTATTCCTCAAAAGGGATCTCGTTCCCTTCGTCATCCTCGTCAAAGAATTCAGCAGCGAAGTCATCCTCAACAGGCGTAACAAACATCTGCTTTACGAACGCCTTAATGCCGCTCTTTCCACTATCAAGTTCCCACTTATACGGCCTTATCTGAAGCTTAACTCTCTCGAAATCGTCCATGTCAAGCTGGCCGATCAGATCTCCGTCAAGAAGAATCGGTCTGCCCTTCTTACGGGTCTGCCAAATCTTAGGCTGCAGTCTTGCAGGACCGTCAAGTTTAATAAACACCTGCAAATGTGCCTGCTTAGGCTCAGACGGATTATTCTTATTCTCAAGCCACTTCACATTCCAGCCAGCGTCTTCAAGCCGATGTGCTTCCTCATCTGTAAGGAAAATGTGGAAGAACCGTTGTGTGTTCTGCTTGTTAAATCTGGTCGGGCCGCCGGAGAAGTTACGCCATGCTCCGACAGGGATCTGTGCTCTGTTAAATACTACTGTGCCATCTTCTTTGTTAATAACCATATTTGTTGCCATAGTTCTTTCTCCTTTACTCTGGTGCGTTCATAAACGGAACTGCGTTTACATAATCTTCAATGGCGACCCCATTGACAAAAGCCTTGAAGTCGCCAAACTTTGAAATATCATTTACAGCATCGTCAGCCAGTCTCTGATAATAAGACACATCGATGTCAGCTTCTTTACCGAGATTCTTAACAACAGATGACTCAAGCCACCGGTAGCCCTTAGTACCGCCAACAGCTCCATAACTCTGTCCGTCTCCGCTGCGTCTCATAAGCTGACCACCGCCACAGCCAGCCTTGATAGGACAATATCTGCCAACTCGTCCAACGAAAATATAATTATGTTCGTCATCGCCAAGATTCTCGTTCATATCAAGATACATGGCCGTCTTGACAGACCTGGTCTCACAGAGGTCATCAAATATAATGTCCTCATGACTAAACAAAGTCTTAAAGACATATGGAACCTGAAATT